CAAACCTCCCTCATATCGCAGGGAGAGGATACGACGAGCGCCATGGCCAGTTCCGGTCACACAGTCCCAAGCCTACAACCGATTGTACGATTGCCGACTCAAAGACCGGGACCTTCACCAAAGGGGATGTCCCCAAGCTTAAAGCATACCCGTTCTATCCAAACCTCCAACACCACGGACCAGTAACCATGTACAAACAATCAGGGTCCTGAGCCCCCCGGTGGAATTCCAGGGGTGGACACTCAAAGCTGTCTGTAGATGCCAATCCGAGCGTTGGTCTAGCTTTTATGAGCAGACATCAGCTCGTTATCTCACGGAGCTACAGCTCCAGGTTAAGCAGATAGCTAGAAAGTTCTTCTAACTTGCCGGACTCCTCAATAGGGAGTTCGCCGTAAGTCTTAAGAGAACCAAGATAAGGAAACCTTTTAACGAAAGGATTAAATCTTCTATGTTTCCTCGATCGCACGCCAGGGTGATTATGTGCTTCAGACCAGAAACGACGAGCATTCTTAATGCGTCGCTGATATTCGTAAATCTTACGATACTGTTTCTCTGATCTACTCTCCATCCAACCCATACTTGGGTTGATTTCGTCTTTCGAATTAAAACACAATACTGAAAGACATAGGAGACCATAAAATTTTCCCCATTCTTCGCATGGTTGCTCACGCTCTACAATATTTAAGTTATTGGCATCTAAGATGTCCATAACAAGGGCATGAGTCTTCCAATCGTCCTCAACTTTTATATTTTGAGGCGGTCGTTTAAATTTTCCTGCAGAAATTAAGCTGCAGACCGCCTTATCGGTGTCTGAAAGGTCACCTCCAAATGGAGTTAATTTACAATTTAGACCAAGACCACCATATTTCGTTGGGACAAACCATGGGAGTCGACTACTTTTAATAAGAGTTTCATTTCTCGCATAAAATAAAACAGCGAGTTGTTTAAAAAGAAACTCGGGGCCATCTAAAATAAAATCCCTCTGTCGAGTACCCAATGAAGTTAATTTAAATTCTTCTGGTACATAGACAGCGGTAGATCTAGGATTACCCACAAGTAGTCGTAAATTTACAAAGGGAATTTCCTCAAACCGAGTAAAGTACTGATTGCCGTATATATAATCGGCAAATTCTTCCATATAACAAACTCGTTCCTTCTTAAGTTTCAAGGAACAAGGAAGAAAATTTCTTGAGTTGATCTGAACGAATTTCTCCGTTTTAAAATATTTCCCTAAAGAGGGAACCAGACCAGCACAAGTTCCAAAGTACTTCCATAAACTATGAATTAAATCATCGGTGGGAAAAGCACAATCATCACCATTAATCATGAGTGGTAATTCGGCGAGGTCTCGTTTTTGGCCATGTCCGAATCCCTCCTCAAGGCAAAGTGCGCAAAGTGCCGCGTTGACAATACACAAGATTGGAAAGCTCACAACAGAGCCCATTAACTGTCCATTCTTTTGATCTTGTGTAACTCCAGTGTCAATACCTGTTGCCGCCCAAAACTCATCATTTGATATTGAATGATTAACTAGTGCATCAAGAAATAAATTGCCTAGTGCGGTATCATCAATTCCCAGACATCGATTAATACATAAACCGCAATACTCGGAGAGTTCACTTAATAAATTATCAGTGGCTGATTTATAATCACCACTAAGGAACTCAAATCCGACATAGTTTCCCAAAACCTCAGAAATATATTTCTCTGAAACAGGTTCCCCAATTAACCTGAAGCAACGATTTCGCTTCAGGGTCTTATGCAGAAAGGCTTGTAAAGGCTTTAATGCAAAGGACCTCAAGGGTGGACTAGCGGTAATAACTCGTACTTTAAAAGACTCGGCAAGACCTACAGGTCTTATATTATTAGGCTCTAATTGAGCCATTCCACGAGCAATCTCCGTACAAAATTTAATATCTTGGCGTATAGGTAAGTCATCATAGACTAAACCTTTCACGTCTGTACCCTCTATCTTATAGGGTTTCAGACCTAATGCGCCACGGAGAGAAAACTCAAAACTAGGCCCAATTAAATGAGCATAGTAAGAGATATCTAAGTATGAGAAAATCGATTGTTCTAGGATATGATCAGGTAGTTGATAGAGTCTCGGATAAAAACCTTTAATGATAAGTTTCATAGAATAAATCCGACTCATAAGTCTCGGCACAACTAATATCTTGGCTAGGGTTGGGTTATCTTTAACAGATGAAACAGAACCCCCCTTATCTCGACTATTTATGTAGTTCGCTGACGTCGATGGAAAGAAGGCCGCGTCATTGGCCATAAATTGATTGAATTGACGTCTCTTTCCTTTCAAGAGTTCTTCCACCCTACGGTGGATTTCCTTTTTGAGAACATTTACAGCTGCGGACCGCTTCCATTGGTTCCCTTCTAAAAAGGGCACATAAGACAGGACGACCTTCTTGTCGTCACACTGTCTTACTGGAATTGGCTGACAACTGTCATGAATCTCAATGCGCTTTGGTCTCTTACCCTTTACAACGGCGTATGGATAAGTAAACTCTTGAGGAGTCTCCTTTAACTCTCCTAACACAGGTTCGGAGAAGAGAGCTATAACAGTATCTTTAACAGAAGACTCCATTCGGTCGGTACCCGGTCGTGGACAAGCACCCTTAACTCCCTGAGCAAGGGAGGTAAGAAAACTCATCCAGATCATTTTTGACCCGTCATTATGGCGTACCACGCTTCGGCGTAAAGCTCGGACAAATCCGTGCGCTGAACCGAATAAGATGCGACTACAAACGAGATCCTTACTCTTAAAATCTTTGGGAACAGGGCAGATCGAATGGCACATATAAAAGCCAGTAAACGAAACTATAGCCCATTTCATCACCTCGATCCAAGGATCGGGCGTGCCTTGATTAATTTGTTCCATAAGAGCAAGGTAATACTCGTAAGATCGGCGAAGATGGAAGTTATGGGCATTGAACCCGAATAAAATATAAATCTGTAAAACTTCCTCAAGGCAAGTTAGAAGTCGATATGCTGCATCCGTCAGGTCTTGACCATGTAATTCATCTTGGTCGGCATAGACGGTCGCAGGGCGCTGGTCAGTCCAGGCGCCGTGGACTGGGTCACTCTCAATTTGGATGGGTTCCAGAGTGAACCTATCAGCTCTTTTTTCGATAAAATTATTTTTCTGGGGAGCTAATTTGACCCAGTGCAAACAAGGATGTGAC